AGATGAGCGCTAGTCTCGTGGGCTCGGAGATGTGTATAAGAGACAGATATTCATCTGTCGTGTGGATTTTGTAGCCCTATTATAACCCGCGCACACCAAGATGTCAAATTATTTTCCAATTGTCATCTCAATCATGCAATTAATGAACATCGTTCATCAATGCGCTGTCAGTTTGACAATGATGAAGGCGGCCAAAATGACCGCCATAAACAAGCACGCAACTATCTGCTCCTCATGCATCTTTACGTCTATCCTCCAAGTAATCCATCCATTTTTTCCCAGTTCTCATATTCTTCATCAGAAATTTCTCTTTTAATGGGCTTAGGATATTCGCTTTCCTTAATGTCAATCGCATCCGTAGGCTCTTCCAACCAAACATGCTTCACATGATGCACTGCCCAGTCGAACACGCAGTACATGATATACCAATTCGCCACTGTGACCAGCACTGCCACCACGATAACGCCGATCACGAACCACGCAAATCCCGGAAGCCCTAGAAACATGTCAATTCCTCCATTCACCCTTCGACTTATCCCTACAACTGTATTATAGAACAAGCAAGTGATAATTTTTGCGATAATTCGAATTAATGAACAACGTTCATTTATTACCGCTCACCAGACACATAATAGCGATACCTAACATAGTGCCCACTACAAGTGCAATATAATGCGACAACACCCTAACCCTCCCATCTCAGCCAACAGTTCCAGCTCCTGTAATACCCGCCGATCGATATCTCGTTCCCGGTCTGGTCTCCCGGCTGCCCTCCGGCCACGCCCCCGAACTCGTTGATATGCGCGCCCACGAGCATACCGTCTCCGAGATACAGCTCCACGTGCCCGGTGCCCGCCGATATGTCGCCCTCGAACAGAACGATATCCCCGCGCACCAAGTCGGACGCTGCCGGGTTGCCGTTGTACCTCTTGAAGCCAAGCCCCGTGAACACGCTGGACATGTTGTAGGTGGAGGGGGAGGGGAACGGAACGTCCCATCCGTTCTCGCGGAACGCCCAGGACACAAGGCTCGAGCAGTCGAAGTCCACGCCGCCGTCTCGCGTGGGCTGGTCGTAGCCATGGGAGTTATCGTCGGCGATCCCGACCGCCCACAAACACGCGCCCTCAACGCCCGATCCTCCGGGTGCCACGCTTCCCGATCCGGAGTTCAGGTTCTGAGCGCTGATCTTGGTGAACATGGTCGTCTTCGTCCAAGAGCGGCGAGTGCGGTTCAGAACGTATACGTTGTCTTCCCACGTCCCGACATTCTTGAATCTGTAGAAGTCTATATCGTTGAAGTATATATAGCCGTCCTTGCCTATAGTCCCAATGTAGGCGTTCTCAACGCCGCCTTTCTTAGTGGCGCTGATTATGATCACGCTCGCCATATCGATTCCTCCCGGCGGATCTATTTCCCAGTAGTTTCCGTAGTTCAACGCGAGAACGACGTTTCCAGCCCATTCCGGCTTGCATCCCGGCGTTCCGGGGTTAGCATGGCTAGGATACCATTTCGAGTACTCCACAACCGATTCTATCACGCTAATCGAATTCGGCGGGTAAAGATGCCCCCATTCGCTGTAATTAGGGTCTCCCGACGATTTAACGTCTCCGATGATGCAATTCAATATCAGCCCCGTGTCCAGCTGGAAATCCACGTAGTCTCCGACGCCCCCGAACGCCTCGGTGCACGCGATCACGTATCTTCCTTCTATGATGGCGAATCCCTCTGCATCATAGTTCTCACCCGCATCCGCCCGAAGCTTGTACTGCAGCGAATCGGGCGCGGTTATCAGCGACCAGCCCATATAGGTGTAAACGCAATTTCTACCGCCCAGCTGCGGCACTATCTCCCGCGCCATCACAATCCCATCCTAACGATGGTTCCTACGTAAGCGTTCTCAACGCCGCCTTGCTTGGTAGCGCTGATTATAACCGGCTCAGCCATCAGTAATACCTCCCCAACTGTTTCATGTGCTTGATGAACTGTCGAAGATGGTACTGAGCTTCTTTTCCAACTTCCGGGTCTGATACTTCCAGCTGCTTCTTCCCGGTGTCGCATATTCTTATCTGCACAGTGGCGGATATATACATATCAGTTTCAACCGTGTATTTAACATCTTCGATTTTATAAACATTATCCTCGATGATCTGAATAGTATCCACCATGTCGCCATTCTTAGTCGTGATGATCATAATCCCATCCTAACTATATCCCGAAACCAGTTGTTGAGCTTCATCGACTCGTACCGGACGCACCCCATGTCGTACGCCTTTTTCAGGTTAGCCAGATGGGGCGAGGATTTGAAGCCTTTGAGCAGCAGAGTGTTCGGCTCATGGTCTTCCGTCGTGGCGGCGAACACGTGGCGGCACTGGCGGTCAACGTCTTCCGACACGTAATAGCAACCGTTTCGGTTGTCGCGCCATATGCCGATAGCATCGTCGTAGTAAAGGAGCGTGAACTGGTATTCGGCATTCTTGCCCTTTCTCGCGATGAACTTCGGATTGTCGCGCAACCACTTGTTCTCGGCCGCATAGGCCGCATAGTCGCTGCCCGCTATCGCCTGGTAGAAGCGCGTGCCCTTCTTCGCTTCGATCAGCTCAGGGGGCGCTACCATCTGCGTCAGGAACTCGCCTCGCCTCCATACGTCCGTCTTGTAGGGAAGCTCCAACTTGAAGTAGTCCATATAGGGGTTCGCCGAGGTCACCGCGTTTCCCCAGAACATGCAGGTTACGTCGTAATCACGCGAACCGGGTCGCGCGATGGTTTCGTAAAGCTCCAAGAACGCCGTCACCTCGTCGGGAAGGTACGTTTGGAACCCCTTGTCGATGACGAACTCGTCGAACAGGATAGCGTCCACGTTGTCCAGCGCGTCGGACTTGAGCTTGCGCGCCGTTGACAGCGCTTGCGCGTAGCCGCATATCTCCTTGTCGATATGAAGGATGTTGGATTCAGCCCAGAGCGCATGCCCCGGGAACTCCTTCTGCACGTGGTTGAAGAGCCGTCCGTCCTTGCGGGTGGCCAGGTTCTTCAACTCCTCCTCCGTGCGCCGCAGGTACATGAACCGTCTTCCCGTGCGCAGATACCGCTTGACGTAGTGCTGCAGCCCCGTGTAGGTCTTGCCCGCGCCTCTGATTCCGTAGATGAAATTGAACAGGCAGTTGTACGAAAGCGTCTTGGATATGTCCCAGTATTTTGCCACGTTTCTCCTTTGACTTGGAATGCCCGCCCTTTATCGAAGAAGCCCCTGCCATCATGGATGCCCAAGCGACAGGGGCTAAGTCAAAGGGTGCTAACCGAAAAGACTATCACAGAGGGGGCTGTTCTCCGTATGCGCCCGTGCCCGTTTCACCGGGTGCCCCACAGACGCAGAAGATAGCTTGCTTTCCGGCGCATGACCATCATACATTACTTCTCGTCGATTGTCACGCGGAATCTATCGTTTTCCAAAACCGACTGCGAAGGCGACGGGTCAGGTTGTCCCGAAGATGGGACGCCCGCGTACGCCGACCACGCGCCGACGCTTCCGAAGAAATGATTCACGTCCAGGTTGTCCGCGTATCCGGGCACGCGGCCGTCGGACGCGTACTGCCAGCAGCCGACTAGGCCGTCCGTCTCCGGAGGCTCGCCAGGGTCGTAGTCGAGTCCCGGGCGCAGCACGTCGGGGTAGCTCGCGATCCAGCGCATGCAGTTAGGCTCCACGCCGCCCTGGTTGAATAGCCAGGGGTTGGCGTAGATCCACGGCCAGATTCCGGTCTGATCGTGGACAATGTTCACGAACTCGTTGACCCACTCAACGCTTTGGCCGCCCTCCCAGTCAAGCACCGGAATACCTTCGCCGAAATAGTTGCTCGCGTTGTCTATGAAATGGACAGCCTCTTTCATGGGATCGTTGAAATTCGCGAAATGGTAGAAGCCCCAGGGCTTGCCGTGAGCGCGGCACCACTGCACCCAGTCGTCGCAGTATCCGTCCACGAAATCTATTCCCTCGGTCGCCTTGCAGATCACGAAGTCCACGTTCGGGAACACGCTATCCGCGTCCAACCCGGCTTGCCAGTTCGATATGTCGATGCCCCTAAGCATTCTTGATCAGCTCTTTAAGTTCTTCCCGTAGCTCCTTAATCTCGCTCGCAATGTCGTTAAGTGTGCTAGTAAAGTCCTTAAGAGTACGATTGTACAGGTAAAACATCCCCACGCAAGCAACGATAGGGAAGCCCAGACTACCGATAAGAGCGACAATATCGTTAACATCCATCTTTGATTCCTCCTAATTAGAATACCAGTTCATGCTTTTATTGAAGGACAGCCCCGCCAGATACACCATGCCGTCGGTGGATGCATTCAGGGAAACGACCCCGTTCGTCTGCACCGCCAGCACGTCAAGGCGCGTGTCCACGACGACGGGAACGCGAACCTCGGTCGACGGCCGGCATTCCGGGGGCAGGGTCGTGAGCGTCGCGCCCGGCGTGTAGTTCATTATCATGCAGTCGCCTTGGAACTGCACGTCGTTCACGCAGGACAGCATGACCCGCTCGCTGGTGAACATCGCTTCGGGGGAGGGGGCGTGACTGTACGCCCCCTTGAAGGTCTTGAAGAAGTTGGGGTTGCCCCCGCCTGTCGGTTCGGCAGCCATCTTATTGCTTCCTAGTACATGGAAAAGAACACGTTGCCGGCTATCCGCGTGTTCGCCGGAATATTGGCGCTTGCTTCGACTTTAACCGTTTTATCTGAATAATCAAACGCTATAACCCTCATTTCATTCCCCACTTTGCAGAATCCAACAGTTCGAAGACCTGTTTCAGTAGAAGAAACCGGAGGCATGTTTCCGATTGCAACATATCCGGCTGAAGGCGTGATTTCAGTCGTAGAGGTAAGATCGAAGTATCCGATATAGCCTATGTTCAACAGTTGGCGGTACACGCTCATTCCGGTTTTCGGCGTATTCGAGAGTCCTGGTTTGAAGCCCCATCCTATCGTGTTCCTCATTGAAGTATAAGTCGGGCCAAGAACTTCCGATCCATCTGCCACCCTGATCATGCTTTCCGCGATACCTTGAAACGTGTTCACGTTATAGGTTTTCGGGTTCCTGCCCGGAAAATTATTGTATTGAACATGCACGCCGTATGTGTTGGTCGCCCCCGAATAGGTTTTGCAGATGAACTGATCGAATCCTTCCGGTGCCAGCATGAGAACGTTTTTAGCTGTTATAGTCGCGGTGGGGGTTACAGTTGTCGGAACGTTAATCAGATATTTGACCGTATCGCAATACACGTTATTCGCCAGGATAACATCGGGCGTGAAAATCGAGAACATCACCGATCCTTCGGTAGCATGCACCGCACGATTCCATGAATGCAAATTGCTTATAAGCGCGGAACCCTGATCGAATCTGAAAGCAGTCATGCAATCTTGAGTCACTACATTATTGAAGATGCAATCGGCACGTTTAACATACACGCCGTAATCTGCTTTGTCCGCAGCCACGATATAAAGAGTATCGAACACCGCCTCATACCCAGAAGTCGTCCCGGTTAGGGTTTGCAGCCCTATCCGCGTGAAATTCAATATTTGCGATTTCGATATGGTGCAGCGCGTTGCTTGCGAAGTGACTCCTATTCCGTTTCCGTTGCAATCTATCGTGATTCCCTGGATATCGCACCTAGCGGAATCTATCACGACGCAGGCATTGGCTTGATCAGGATTGAATTTCAGAGTGGCATTGAACCCCAAGATCACTTTAACCGCAGACGACACGGTGATAGAATCAGTCAAATAGGTTTTACCGGGCTTCAAAGCTAGCGATTCGCCGCTTTGCAGCCAGCTTCTAATGGCCGCCGTATCGTCTGCGATTCCATTTCCAACGGCTCCGAATTGCTCCGGCACATTGAAATTATCCAGATAAGAAACCGACTTCTCCAGCTCTCCCACGGCTCCAGAAAGCTTTGCTACTTCCTGTCGATACTGTTCTACTTGCGCATCGTAGTTGCCCGTAAGCACCCAGTACTGCGAATTCGCGATGTCGATGCCGACGGGAACGAACGTCTTCGACGTGTAGGAATTCCCCTCGTGGATGACGATCTCCAACGGTTCGTAGCTGTTCGCGCTAGACCACTCCGGAGGGTCTGCGAACACGGGCACGTATCGCATGCCGGTATACTCGTAACCGGGACTGGCCGGGCACGGAACGCCCGGCATTCGATCGGTCACGGTGGCTGTCACGCTCGCGCTCGCGCTTCCCGCGCCCACCGTCATGTTCTTGGTCGATTCTGCCATAGTCTTCTCCTTTACCATTTGATGATCAGATGCCCGTACGTGGCCGAGTCGTCAGGGTTCATTCCCGTGTCGAATTGCAAGAACTGCCAGGTAGCGGGGATGTACGCCTTGAAATGGCCGTCGTCGCCAAGCCCGAAGCACACGAACTTGACGATCCTCGCCACAAGGCACTGCAGGTTCGCGTCGATCCAGTTAACGATGGAATCGAGGTACAGATGCACGTACTCTCCGTTCTTGATGGCATCGACCTCGTTTTCAAGCGCGTCCACCTGCGCTTTCAGCTGGTTGTAGAACGCCATCAGGTCGTTCACGTTCTGACCCTGCTTGTTCAAATTCTCGATGACCTCGTTGAGCTTCTCGGTCACCTTGGCAAGCACCTCGTAATAGCTCAGCTCGTCGCCGTAGACGGCCGGCAGAACCATTTGCACGTAGTAGCGAAACGGCGCTACATCCGGTGTCGGCTGGTTCATGCGCTCCTCCTTACCATATCGTCATGAAGCATTCGCGCAGCGCTTTGTCTTCCACTACGTCACGGTCTATATTAACGAACGTGCCTCGCCAAATCAAGAGCAGTTCGGATTCCGCTTTGTCGTGCCCGGTCTCCGTGCGCGACAGCTTGTTGTCGTAGCTGCCGCTCGAATCCGACTTGCCGGAATCCGTCGCGGAAGCGTCGGTGAAGTCCGCCGTGGACGCGTAGTTGCCGGCCTTGATGTTGTCGAAGTTGAGCGCGGACATCGGAGTGTCGCTGAAAATGTCCCGTGCATTGCTGGTAGACGTTGCGCTGGTGTTCGCGTTGTTGGAGGCGGTGCCGGTCGCGTCTTCCGTGATCGTCCGCGTGTGGTCGATGAGCGGCTGGATCCCCTTCGCCGTGATCTCCGACAAGTACATCTGGTTGTAGTACGGCATGATCAGAAACATCGCGTCTCGAACGAACATTCGGAATAGCCCGGAGGTCTCCGCTCCGATCTCGTACATGAAATAGCGCCGTATGATCTTGTTGTTCAGCGTCTCGCGGTACGTCTCGTCGAAGACGGGATAATCTGCAAGCCCCAGCTTGTCGTAAGCAGCATGCCAGTTAGCCTCGATGTTCGGAAGCTTCGCATCGGCAAGCGCCTGCTCCACGAGCCAGCGAAGCTGCAAGCTGTACTTGCTCATCGGCCGTTCACCTCGATCCCGTTCTCGTCTGCGTGCTTCGATTCGTCGAACTCGCCATCGGCGATAGCCCGCTGCTCCTCTTGGCGCTTCTCCGACACGCGGAAATGCACGTCCACGTCGAGCCCGAAGATCTCGTTTATCTGCTTGCATGCGAACTGCCGGGACTCGAGGCGGCAGAGCCGCTGCGCCTCCGTGCCGCCCAAAGATGCCAGCATCTCGTCCACGATGACGCGCTCCGACTTGGACTCGGAGCTTGCTATCCCTAAGAACCCGAGCGCTTCCTTCCAGTATCTGTCCTTCAGCTCGTAGAGCTGCTCGGCGACGTACGGCGACGAGTTGTCGAGGATGTCGATGGATTCGAGGTCGAAGTCCTTGTCCGTCATGATGAGCGGCTTGTACTCGTCCACCTGCGCCATCATGTTCTCGAAGCTCAGGCGCTGCTTCTGCGAGCATTTCACCACGCGCGGGGTCTTCTGCTGGCACACGTTCACGTCGATCGCCCGGTCTATCGCCCACAGCTTCTTCGCGTACATGTTGAGCGCGAACCAGGTAGGCACGCGCAGGTTGGAGTTCCAGATTATGACGGAGTTCTCGACGGTGAGCGGGATGTTGACCCCCATCACCGAGTAGGCGATGCGGTTCACCGGCTGCGAGTAGATGTCGAAGTTCCCCTCCAACATGCACTGCATGATCGCGTAGCCTTCCGGGCTGCGCTGGATCGGGTCGAGCGCGATGTCCTCGTCATGCAGGAAAACGCAGAATCCGTCGCGCAGCAGCCACCACTCGATCTGACGCTCGTTGATGCCCTCCGGCAGGTTCTCCCACTCGAAAACGCTCATGGCAAGCTCGTAGAGCCGCATCTGCCAGAGGAACATCGTTTGCGAGTTCATGGCTACGTTGTCCAGCTCGCGAGCGGCTTTATGCGCGTTTTTGGGCATGGCGCCCCAGGGAAGCCCGTACGGGGTGGTCGTGGATTGGATAGGGTTCATGCATACCTCCTTTCTTATATTATAGCATTGTTCAAACTGTAGTTGCCCACGTCGTCCGTATGCCAGAACGTGACACCGGCATCGAGCAGCCTGTTGAACATCGCCAGGTAGCTCGCGGGCACGCTTCCCGTCATGTTGGCCGCTACCGTTTTAACGTAGTTCCAAGATGCGCGCCCCGTGATGTTGGGCGTTTTCACGACGGAGACGTTGTAGCCGTAAACGCTCAGGAAGTCGTCGATCTGGCGCGCTATCTCGGCTCGGCACGTGTACTTGCGCACGCCTATCGTGTAGGTTCCGAAGTTCACGAGCGCGGTAGTCGAGTTAGTGCCTCCGCGCTGAGTGTTGGGAGTCTTCGAAGCCTTCGAGAAGTTCGCGAACGTGTTCGTAAGGTCTTGCGCGCCGTTGATCGTCGAGTTGATCATGCTCGCGGCAGCCCCGGCGACGTTTCCGGATGCCAAGCCCTGCATGGCTCCGCCGATGATGTTCTGAGTGGAGTCGATGAAGGAGTTCACGTAGGGCAGCTGGCTCATCGAGTTGAACGACAAGCCGAACGACGTGTCCGCCTGGGACGCGCCGAGCATGTTGGCGAACGCCTGGTACACCCAGTTGCATGTGGGGTACTTCTCCAAGTACACCGCGCCTTCGACGAACCGGTTCACCCCGTTGTAGTTCAGAGGGATATAGGCCAGACGCGAGTTCGCGTCGCACCCGCCCGTCTTCTGCAAGCTCAGCGTTCCGGGCGTTCCGCAGAATTCGAGCCGGAACTGCTGCGCCGCACCTGTGAAGTTCGTGACTTCCGCATACTGGAACGGGTAGCAGAACATCTTGTTGTTCTTAGGGATATAGCCGTCCAGATTCGTGAATCCGAGCGCGTAGTCCTTAGTCGTCTGAGGGGTCGCCGCGTTGGAGTCCACCCAATATCCCCAGCCGTCGGACTTCTTGACGATAGTCGGGATCGCCGCTCGAGGAACCATGTAGACCTGGCTCACCGCGTCCTGCTGGCCGTTGTCGGACAGCGCTTTCATGAATCCCTTGAAGTCGTCGACGGTCAGGAAAACGGACAAGCTGGTACCGCTGGTAACGCCCATGTACTTGTCCCCGCCGTTGTTGACGTACGTTCCGTCCTTCAAAGGCTCCACGGCGCTCGCCACGACCATGTAGCAATCCATGTCCTCGTTGTCGATCACCGAGTACGTGCATTTGAGTTCGCCCGGATCGATCCCCTCGTCCTTGACGTGAGCGCCTATCGCGTCGTCGTTCACATGCTCGCGCTCCACGAAGCACGGCTTCATGTCGTAATCGAACATGTAGGTCTGCACGTAATCGAGTTCCAAGTGCAAGCGCGTCGTGTTCGCCGTCTTGTACTCTGCGCGCGTGATGAACGCGTAGAACCACTTGGTCCCGAAGTTCTCGTTCTGGAACATAACGTAGTTGTAATTGTAGTATTGCTCGGGGTTGCCGTCCACGTCTATCGCCGATTCAAGGCGCTGGTACGTGTACGTGGAAATAGTGCGCTGCGCGTCCATGAACGAGGCTACGCCCGTCATCTGGGCGTTCAGGCTCGGATACCAGCGAACGTGCTTGTGGTTCGGGTTCCATGGAACCGTCCCTATGCGGATCTCCGTGCTGGGCTGGTACATTTCTCACCTCCTTCGGAAAGGAGGGCGGGAAACGAATCCCGCCCTCGATGGAACATAGGCTATGCGGCGACGGTGATGGTGGATTCGCCCGTCTTCGTGCCGTCCTGGATGGAGGTTGCCGTGACGGTCAGGGTCGTAGCCGTCTCGTTGGCCGCCACGTGCAGGTACCCGCCGTTGGTGACGGTAGTCCCGGATGCGGTGCCGCCCGTCACCGTCCATTGCACGCCCTGGTTCACGATGCCGGTTCCGACGACCGCTGCGTTGAGCTGCAAATCCGCGCCCTTGGAAAGGGTGGCCGTCACCGGGGCGACCGTCACGCTCGCGATGGCCGGAGCGGTCGGCGTGAAGGCGGCCGCCTGGCCGAACGGCGAGCAGCTGATGGTCTTCCATACATGGTGCCAATGGTTCCAATACAAACCTTCGCCGTTGAACCACTGCGCGGACTCCACGTAGTTGTCCAGCACCATCCACCAATCGCGCGACACCAGCACCGCCGGCACGGTCTCGAGCAGCTCGATCTCCGGTTTCGTGAAGCGATGGTAGTTCGGGTCGAGGTGGCCGGTGGCCGGGTCGGTGAACAGCGCGTCCATGCGAACCCAGTCGAAGTCGGTGAACGTGTCGACCGTGATCATGCGCGCCTGGAACTCGCGGTACTCCAAGTTGAACGCCGTGGCCAGCACGTTCATGTTCATCGTGGCCTTGAACTTGGCCGTGACGATGAAGTACTGGTCTTCGAAATCGGTGTGGGTGGTCACGCCCGCCATGTTGTACTTCGTGGACTGGTACTGGAACAGGTCGGACATGTACTGGAACTGCGTGGCGATGTCGACGGCGTTGTCCTTGGTGATCGCGGGAATCTCCACCGAGCCGATGTAGCCGTTGAGGAGGCACTTGGCCAGGAAGTAGCGCATGACGTAGTACTCGTCCGTGTTGGCGCTGGTGTAGAGAGACTCGATGATGCGCGCGATCAGGTCGCTAACGCCCGTCCAGGACAGGAACGCCTGGCGCAGCTGCTGGGAGGAGACGGTCGTCTTGTAGAACTTCTGGAAGTTCATGCGGTGGAAGGCGGTGCGCACGTCGGGAAGCTCGCGCTTGGCGAACGTGTCCTCCGCGCCCTCGGGGTAGAAGCCGTGAACGTCGGCGAGGTTGACGAAGATTTCCTCGATCGTGTCTCCGAACTCGAGGTACCCGCGCTTGAACACCGCCCAGGGGTTGCGGTACAGCTTGGATGTCACGATGGTGAGGCCGATGCGGTTCACGAGCGCGTTGAGGAAAGCGTTTCGCGCGGGCTGGTAGCTCGTCAGATACTCGCCGATGGCATGGATCTCGTCGGTGGTTCCCGCAAGCTCCACGTAGGCGCGGTTGTTCGCGTCGTAGGTTGCCGGGATGCCGCGAGCTGCGAGCGCTGCGGCAACCTCCGGGGTTTCGTTGATGGTCGCTTCGACCGCCTTCCGCGCGGCCGTCTCGCGCGCCGCCGTATCGCCGGCCTTCATGACGATCGGCGAATCGGCGGCTTTCATGTTAGGTTGCTTCACTGCCATAATTCCTCCTTAATCCCAGATCTCGTCGGCTGAGCGGATCGGCTCGCGCCGAGCTTCCTCGCCTACCTCGTTCGAATGGAGCAGCGTCTGGCCTTCGACGGCGAAGAACCGGTCGGCGTACCTGCGGCGCGACTCGTCGCGCTCCTCGCGGTAGCGGTCGCGCTCGGCGATCGCCTCGTCTCGCTCCGCGTTCAGGCGGTCGCGCTCCGCGTCCCACTCCTCGCGCTCGTTGCGCCAGCCCTCGCGCTCGTCCCATCGGTCGTCCAGCTCGGCCGCGTCCTCGTCGATTCGCGCGGCCATCTCGAGCCGCTTGTCCTCGTCCGGCTCCATGGCCAGCTCGCGCAAGCTCGGTTGGTACCTGCTCATAAGCCTGTCTCCTTTCTGATGACAAAATCACCTTCGTATAGTATAATACCGCCTTTTACGGTCTTGGAATAGAGTTTTCCCGGAAATTTCGCGCCGACATGGAAATTATCCCATGTGACGTGAGGATGGCACGATTCGGGCAGCCCCGCGCAATGCACGGTGAGCTTGCCGCCCTCGTCCTCGATATAGGTCTTCGGGCGCAGGAACCTGGCGCGAGTGAAAACGCTTTCCCTCTTCCATGCTCCAAGCTCGTACTTATCCACTTTCAACTCGGTTGGAATCTCGGTTCCGGCCAGATGGAGCGAATCGGTGTCGGCGTAGAGGAAACGATCCTTCACCTTCTGCGCGCTCCGTATCGTCTTGTCCCTCGCCCATGCCGTGATGAAAGCCCCGGCCGGCAGGTACATGCCGTCGGTCTCTTCCGGGTCGAGCAGAGGGTAGCGCACTATGCCGTCCTCGCACATGACCGGCCGGCGGCTCCGTTTGACCGGATGCGCCGCCATCTTCCCGTACGAGGAGTTCATCTTGAGCTTCGCCATGTAGCGCTTGCCGGCGTTGCCCTCCTCGGCCGCATGCACCTTCTCCTCGTTGGCCGCCATGATGAAATCGTAGAAGAGCTTGTTCGATGCCTTGAACTTCCAGCCTTTGCCGTAGCGGATGGAATAGATGTCGTAGTGGTCTTTCAACAATTCCAGATCGACGCTTGTCAACACCAGCGTCTGCTCTCCTTTGGAATCGACTACGTATTCGGTCGGCATGAAGCTCAGATTGCCTTTGAGCTGCAAGCAAGGGATGAAACCGGGCTTGAGCTTGAAGTCGACGGCCACGGTCTGTATGTAGAGCGGGTATCGAGGATCCGGGACGTACTCCCCTTCGAAAAGAACCGGATCGCCGTACGGCAGGATCTCGCCTCCGACTCCGGCCATGACGGAAGGGTACAGGCTGTTAACGTCCAGGACGATCCCCTCCCCGATGTCGCGCCCTTTGAAATCGGGGTTGACGTAGGTGAATCCTCCCTTGTAGCATGGCCGGATCTCCGCGTCGTAGTCGCACACCGGAAAGGTGCGCCTGAACCCCTTCTCGCCTCCTATCGTCCTCTTGTACTCGGCGATGGCGTTCGATCCCGCCGTGATCCTGGTCGCGCCCTGGTCGATCAGCTCGCCCAAGGCGCGCGCCACGATCCTGACATCTGCCGATATGTAGTCTATCTCCTGCTGCGTGAGAACGTGATCGGGATCGCGATGCGCCGTGTAGTCTATCTCGAGCTTCGCATCCTCGTCCTCGAAGCCGAAGGCGCGCGGAATCTTCGCGACCGGCAAGCTGATGATCTTCAACGAATCGCAGAACTCGATATAGTGCCCGCGCCCGAAACAGAGCTTGATCGTGTAGAACTGGTTCATGTCGCTGATCAGCGTCGTGAACCGGTAGGGCGCTTGCTCTCCGTGGCTGGGAATCCATTCCCATCCCGCGTCGAGCAGATGCGATATGATGAACTTCCCGTCGAATTTCAGGTTGTGGAAGTAAACGCGAGCGTCCGGGGCGCGCTCGCACCATTCCACGAACCCTTCGATGGAAGTTCCGGTCGTTATATCGTAGGTTTTCAAGGTGCAAGCAGCCCACGCCCAAACTCGCGTCCGGGTCAGGTCGTCTGCCGTCGTTTCGAAATCGGCCGCGAAGTACTGCATATCATAGCTCAGCCCATCTGTCGAGGATATAGCCCATCTTGTCGGCGCGGTCTTCAGGAGCGTAAATGTACTCGATGTTCAAAAGCTCGTCTCCGGACTCGAAGAACTCCATGAGCTCGCCCGCGTTGGACTTCATCATGGATTCGATCTTCCTAGCGATCTGCGATATAGCCGCATCGAACTCGGAGTAGCCGCCGAACACCGTGTCGAGGGCTTTGATATAGTTCTTGTAGTACCCGTTCAGCCTTTCGTAGGAACTCGTAGCGCTCAGCTCCTCGTAACGCTTGATGAAGCGCTTGAGGGCGATGGGAGAGAAGTCTCGCGCGGTGCGCTTGTCGGGAAGGAGGTTGTTCTGCTGCAACGTTCCCATGCGTCCCAGGGTCTGGCCGTAGTCGATCCCCAGCTTCTTGCGCCGCAGCGACTTGCGCCGCTCGTTGACGGCTTTCGCGATCTGGAACTCCCGCACTTCGTAGCGCGTGGCGATCCCTCCCTCGCCGACGGTCGTCAAGTCCAAGGCTCCTTTGCGCGTAGCGCGCAGCAAGCGCGCGACCGTGTTGTTAAGCACGCGCGCGCTCTTGATCTCGGCTTTGACTTCCTTGTAGCTTACCGGCTCGGGCATGAACTGGGCGTTGGCGGGATTCGCCCGCATAGCCCGTCGAATGGCGTTGTTGTACTTTCGGACTGCGGAGTCGAGGCGCGAACGCTGGCTTTCAGTCCATTTAATCTTAGGTTCTCTCTGCATGTCAGCTCCTCACCGTTTTCCAATCTGACGTAGCACCCCCTGGTCTCCACCGTGAAGTACAGTTGGAACGCGGCGACCAGCTGCATATTGACGTAGAAGTGGAAACGCTTTTCCATGCTGTCGTCCAGCCATTGCGTTCTGACGCAGATCTTGTCCATGAAACTGGAGAGATGCTTCCTAGACGAGAAGAAGAACGTACAGTCTCCGTACATGAAAGAGTAAGGCGATTCCTTCAACTCGTAGAAAACGCCGTTTTTCGAAGGCATGGCGCACCTCCTTTCAATAACGATATTTGATATGCTTGGAAACCGTTTTCAGCGCTTGCGAATGCATGACGAAGACGAGTCCGATATAATCGTCTATGACGCAGCGGCGCACAAGCTCGCGCAGGTCGTTTATGTCGTCCCGCTTCATATCGAACTTGTCGTCCTTGGTGAACATATATTCGATGCGCCCGTTATGATGGCGCTTGAAAACGGCCACGCCTTGCGGGACGACGGCATGCGCCCATAGCTCTTTCTTCAACACCCTGTTCGACGAGTCCGCTACGAACTGCTCCATCAAATCCTTGTCTGCAAGCGACAACATGGCTTCCTCCTGAAAAAAGGCCGCACGCTGGGTGCGGCCTGTGATTGCGAACTTTAAGCGACTTCGAGGGTGAGCATCGTGCCGCGCTTGACCTTCACCTGCTTGACGACCACGTTGATAGGCTCCTCGTAGGTTGGCGCTCCGTAGACGGCGAACATCTTCTTGAGCGAGCCCCACACGCCGTTCGACACGCACTGGTAGCTCTCGCCCTTGTCGTCGATGAGGACGATGCGCGGGGCTTGCTCCACGGTGCCGTCCTCGTCTGCGATTTCGATGATCTCCACGAACAGGTCTTTCAGCGCGATCTGCTTGTTGATGAAGTCGTCGATCTTGTGCGTCGGGTTGTTGGACGCGTTGTAGATCAGCTTCTTGGCATCCGCTCCAAGTTCCGGGTTCACCGAGCAGAACGTGTTGTCCTCGGGCTTGGCAAGCTCGGCGATGGCGTACGTGCGGGCAGGTGCGAGGTCGTTGACGGGCATTTCCTCGGCGATGGCGATGTCTTTGTTCTCAGGCATGGTTTTCTCCTTCTAGTCAGATGGTTTAAGCGTCGATGACGGTAGCGTTCTCAAGGAACGTTTCCACGGACATGGAATAGGTCTTCTCCTCGCCTTCGACCCACTTGATCGTGCAGCCCTTGGGAAGCGCCACGCCGGCATCGCGGAAGGCGATACGGGCTTTGCGGGCGTTCATGTTGGTGTCCAGCACGACGTACTGGGCGACAGCGCGCACGCTGGGCGGGATTGAATCATCCAGTTCGTACGCGGTCAGCTCGAAACTCTTGAAAGTGCGGGTGATAGCAGCCATAATGTAATCTCCTTTGATCGGCCGGCTTGCTTTGACGATATCCATTATACGCGGGTTGAAAGAGAAAAGACCGGATTCCGGTCTTTTCATAGAATCTTCACAAATCAAAATTTTTATTTATGCCTTTTGATCACGTAAACCATTCCGATTGCGTATGCTAAAATGGCGAAAAGAGTTTCCGGGTTCATAGTCACCCTACTTTCTTCATGGAAACGAAAACGTAAGACGGATGTTTTTCCATGAATTGAAGATATTCGCATGCTGCTTTGATCGTATCACAGTGCATATGTTTAAGCTCGTAAACCCCGGTTTCTTTGTTGAGTTGGTAATATTTGATTACGTAGAACATGGTAGGCTCCTTTGACTTGTTTAACTGACACTTACAATATAACAGCCGCCTTCATCATTGTCAAACTGACAGCGCATTGATGAACGATGTTCATTAATTGCATGATTGAGATGACAATTGGAAAATAATTTGACATCTTGGTGTGCGCGGGTTATAATAGGGCTACAAAATCCACACGACAGATGAATATCTGTCTCTTATACACATCTCCGAGCCCACGAGACTAGCGCTCATCT